GATCGACACGAGTATGATCGACTTGAATGCCTTGATGCCCTGAATGACTGTTACACCTGCTACTGTGGTCAGTGCCTCAGTCATTGGCTGGTTCAAGTAGTCGTAGCCGCGAATTGTCACTGACGAACCTGCTACTGTGTTCGCAACACCGGCTACCTGAACAGTGCGACCAAACGGCTCCGGTGCAGCAGCGACACCAGTCGTATCGTAGTTGCCGGCGACCGTTGCATTCGTCGCTGCGAGGATGTTGTTCGATGACGAAGCGAGCGGACGCCCGAACGAGATACGCGTGCGCCCACCGTAGTTCACATCCGATGCATACTGCATCGCACGGACATACTGATTGACACGCCGGGGGTGGAACGTGCCGGGATTGATGACATTAGCCACGTGCTTCCTCCAACAGTTCAGTCAGTCCGCCGATGGTTGTCGTGTGACGCTTGCGTGTCTCACTTGCTTCGACGATCTGCTTCGGTGTCATGGTGAAACCCTGCGGTGCGACTTCACCACTCTCCATGTCAACCAGTCGCGGGTCACGCATGACGCCGAGACGGATCAACTGCTCATGGTCATCCGCAGCGATCAGCATTGAGTGACCTTGCGGGAAATACAGCATGATGCCTTCGGTGAAATCCTCCTTCTCCTTGACGAGATTGCGCGTAATGATCTTGCGCTCTCCGTTGTGGCCGTTGATGACACGCACGTCTTCGACAATACGTGTAATGTCACGGGTGAACTTACCCGTGACGCGTTCTGCCTGCCATGCAGGCATGAGGTTCGCTTCGGGCATCAGTTTGTGACAACTCCGTGTGTGCGGAAGCACCTCCATGTGCACCACTGACCTTGCCACACAACGCGCGAGCCTGCGGCATCGACGTTCCACGGTGCAGTCAGTTCTTTGACCTTCATGTTCACACCACGAAGGATCGTGAGCCGGAGATACTTGTCGTTGATGAAGTATGAGAAGTTGACGGGGCAGTCTTCGTCATACATCAGCGGGATACCATTGTGGAAGCATCCCTCGAAGCCGAGATCGAACATCCGCTTCCCGGCTTTGCCTTCACTGAGCGGCATCGTGAACTTGTCGCGCACAGCCTGCCGGTAGATACGATAGATGTTACGACCGACGAGAATGACGGTCGGCTTGTCGCCTTTGAGCGTCAAGTCCATCAACACGTCGTCGAACACTTCCTCGATGTTCGTCGAGTCAATGCCGCCGGCGAAGTTATATGCACTCGTGCGCCACTGTATCTGCGTCGCGCGGTTGATACCGCCGAGCACACCGACTGTTGGATTGGTCGGAATGACGGTGCCGAGTCCGAGTGGATCGGTTCCGCCGCCGACACCATACAGATACGACGAGAACTTCTCCTTGATGCTTTCTTCAAGGACATCCATCTTCGCCTTCATGAGTTTGAAGATGGCAGCCGCGCCGTTGTTCTCGTCTTCTTCCTGATCCGAGATGATGACCGAACCAGCAACACGCGAGTAACCATACTCGACGGTGTCAAACTCGTCGGTCTGGTCGATCGGCAGTTGCTGATAGTAGCGATATGACGCAATGTTGGGATTGCGACCGACCGTCAGCGGATTGGTGATATTGTAACCACCGTCTTCATACTCGACACGGTCATTCGCGAAGACCCATGCCATGAGCGAGCACGACTTGATGCTCGCCATGATCAACTTCTTGCGCGACTTCGTGAGTGTCGAGTTCAGAACCGTTGCAAGCAACGGAACTACTGAACCAACAGGCATCTATTCAACTCCTATCTGAATGTCATTCCACTTTCTTCCATCGACTGCCGAATGATGGCACTCCACGGAGAGTTTTCGTCGAATGAGCGTGCGTCGCCGACTGGTGTTGTTCCGGCAGTGCTGCTTCTGCCGTTTGGCAGTGGACGACGGCCATTCACAGGCTGCTGAGTAGGCTGCTGGTTCTGTTGCTGTTGCGCCGCTTCATTGATTGCGTCAATTTGCGGCTTGATCGGTTGCGAGTAGTCAAGTCCGTTCGTGTAGCACCACTGCATCATCTTGACATACGCATCATGCAGGGTGAGGTGGGGCTGGGCCTCCATCATTTTGGCGATCACACCGAGGTTAGCATTGGCCTCGGGGTTTGTCACCAGGAAAGCGTCAAGTTGTTTCGTCAGCGCGGCGGTTTGTTCGGCCTGACGCTGTGCATTCTGCTGTTGCTGCGTCAACGGCAGCATCTTCGCATCGATCATGCGACCGATTGCGTTGAGGTCCATGCCGGGTGACACACCTTCCGTCAAGAACGGCAGCGGATAACCCTTCGACTTGACTTCTTCGATCAGCGACTGAAGCGTGCGCACCGGATCGCGGACGAAGTCGGCCATTACTCGAATAGCAATGACTTGGTTCTCGGGTGTGACGGCAAGTTCGTTGGCAACACGTGACACTTCACTGACTGTGCCGACATGCTGTCGAAGTGTGTTGAGTTCCTGCTTGAGAGTTGCGTTCTCACGTGCATGCCGCTGGCCTTCTTCAAAGACATGGCGCTCAATGCCGCCACGTGCAACAATACGGCCAGTGCGAGGGTCAACAAGATCACGCGCACGATTGTTCTCAGGATTTGGCCTTTCTAACAGTCCGTCGTGTCGGACGCGATCAGTTGGTTGAGCGCCCGTTTCAGTCGGCGCAGCCGAAGTTCCTCGCGCACCACCAGTGTCACTGCCACTAGTGCCAGTATCACCGACACCGCCACCAGTGTCATCGCCAGTATTGTCATCGATACCTGGGATGTTGTTGAGGATCGTGTCTTCAGTCGATGTGCCGCTGTCGGCACTGCGTGCATAACTCATTGTAGTCTAGCTCCACTTGGTGCTGATTGCTGCGGTGGTGCTGCGCCGTTGCCTTGCTGCGCACCTCCACCTTGAGCGGCCTGTAGCATCTGTGCCAAGATTGCTTGTGGTGGTGCACCTTGTGCAAGTGCAACACCGATAGCCTTCAATACTTGCGGCGGTAATTGTTCGAGTGCTTTCGTAACCATCACTGCCATCTGCAATGGTTCACCGCCGCCCGGTGTTGCACCCGGTTGATCAGGTGAAGGTGCACCGGATGGGGAGCCTCCACCAACACCCGGTGCACCACCCTGTCCTGCAACCAATGTGTGTTCTACTTCAGCATCAATTGCAGCCCAGTCTTCCTTCGTGATCGAGAAGCTATCGAACGCTTCACTGAACATGCGTAGTGATGCCTTCAGCACTGTTGCAGGTGCTGCCTTGACATACTGCGACAGGATTTGTCCGATCTCGACCGCGTCGTGCTTCTTTGCCTGACTTGATGCCTTCTGTGTCGAACCACCGACACACAGGCACGACCATCTGTTCATGTCGGCCAACGGATCGAGCGGTTTCCAGAACTGTGTGACATCGAGGTTCGTAATCGCTTGCACGGTCTGCGGTTCCATGAAGCGTAGACATAGTTGCAGCAGTTTCCAGCCAACATCTGCGATGGCGTCCTCGATTGCGTCGAGGCGCATGTCCATACGCATGTTGCCCATCGTGCTGTAGTAGTCGATGGCTTTGTTCGTCGTGTTCGTCTTGAACTCACCACCGCGCTGTGCTTCGGATGTAGCTGCGATGCGGTCGATTGCAGCATACAGGTCTTTCTTGTCGAACAACGACGCAAAGTTTGTGCTCGGCGGCGTGATCGAAAAGAGCATGTCTTCCGGCTTCTTGCCCTCGGGCACTTTGAGCGGCGTTGCCGTCGCCCGTGGTCCTTGCAGGATTTTGTCGGCTTGATCCTGCGTTACGCCACTGTCTGGATCAAAGAAGATGTTGCGTCGTGCCCACATGAGTGCACGGCGCTTCTCATCGTTGATCTCGTTGATTTGGTCTTGTTGGTCGAGGTAGTATGACACCTCGCCCTTCGCATACATGCATGACGGATCGTCGTGGAACCACATCGGCACGAGTGGGAAGAAGTTCTGTAACTGGTATGGATCATCCCATACCCAGATCGGCCACTTCCAGTCGTTGTCGGCCCACAGTTCGAGCCGACGCGTGACCTTGTCCCACACATACCAAACCTGCGTGCGCTTGGCCTTGTCGAACGATGACTGATCATTGAAGCCGTAGTTCTTGAATGCAGCTTCCTTGTTGAACAGCGAGAAGTTGTCTTTGCCCATGTCGGTCTCGCCGCCATTCACACCGGACGTGCCACCGACCATGATGTGTGTTGGCTCGAAGATCGAGTGCACTTCTTCGGGGTTCTCAGGATTTTCTTCACCATAGACTGCGTTGATGTAATCGGTTGGCAACATGTCGCCGATCATCATCCAGTTTGCAGCAATGCCGTCAGGGTCTTGACAATCAGGATCGACCAAGACTTGACCAGCGAGACGCACGCGCACGAATGGACCGCTCGGCTGCAAGAACTCGACACGTTCCTCCAGCGCATAGAGTTTGGCCTCAATGCGCTTCATCTCGTTCACGTCTTTGGCTTCGGCGAGTTGCTGCGACAGTGTGATGATGTTCTGTAGTGCCTGTTCGCTCGATTGATCCTTCTGGACATAGCCGACTTCGAACCATGCACGGTTCATCAACAGTGTGTTCAATACGTTACGCTTGGCCTTGGGCTTGAGATTGACACCCGGTGAGCCTTTCATACCGAACAACGAGTTGATCAGCTTCTCGCCTGCACGTGCGAACTCATTGTTGTCTGCACGAACTGCTTCATCGCCGCCTTGTGTGCCCGTAAGTGTAATGATTGGGTTCTTCGCATAAAGCTCAGGAACCTGCGATGAAACATTGGAGAATACGATGTTCTCTGTCGAGGTGAGACGCTCATTGAGTTGCCGTGCAAGATAACGATTACCCGAGACCCCAACATCATGACCGTCACGATGCTCCTGCTGATCGTGCTTGTAATAACGCACGGCTTCATCCCATGCATCGGGGAGATCGCCCATCGCCTTCTGTGCGAGATCACGACGAGCGCGCCAGAGTGTGCCACGCTTGCTTGACACCGGTATTCGACTGTCCGGCATAACTTTGTAAACAGGCGGCGGCTCGACGGGCGCATCTGGCGGCACACCTGCTTCATCGTATGCGCGCTGAACACCGTCCGGCTCCTGGATATTGTCCAGTTCGAGTTTGTTTGGGTCTTCAGGAGTTGTGCCGCTCATCTGTATTCACCGGCTTGCTTGTTGTGCAGTTGAACTGCGTAGTCGTCTGCATTCTCCGGCGTATCGAAGATGCCGAGGTGCTGACCAGTCATCTCGTAATACTTCTGTGCTTGGTCAATCGGCACAATGCCGCGACCTGGGATGACAGTCGGGATCAACACTTGTTGGCCTTGATCATTACCGACAGTTGCAGACCGCACAGTCGAGATACTGCCGTTGCTGTTGTGCACGACCGGTCGCTGATGCAGGTTCAAGTTGCCAGGAACTTGCAGACCTTGTGCATTCGACGGATCAGTGTCAAACAACGACCCACTACCTGTCTGTGGAGGCGTGATGCCGCGCGACTGCATGACTTGTTTGATGATGTCGTCGAACTCGCCGCTCATCGATCAGAACCTTCCGTGGATACCGCCGCCGAACAGCAAGAACAGCACGAGTATAACGAGCAGGATACCGACGATGCCAAATCCACCGGGTCCGTAGTATCCGCCGCGGTATCCGTAGTAACCACCGCCCAATCCACCGAACAACAGTAGAATGACGATGACGATTATGATTAAGCTCATCTGTGCCTCGGCTTCGCTTGTCTACGTTCTTCGCGTTCGATCTCATGCCACGCTAGATACGCGGGCGGTGTGTTCGGCTTGCCTATATACCGAGCGAGCTTCGGTCGCTGCGTCATCGCGTATTTCCACATGTCCATCGCATGGTCATTTCGGTCGGTCGGCTTGTCGGTCATCTCGTCCGACGTGTCACGCTTGAAGTAATACTCGGTGATCTCGTCAATGAACCAGTCGCACTCAGTGCAAACGTAGAAATGCGGCGCAGGACTTACTGCGGTAACTACATGCTCGTGGTCCGGCACCGGCGTCAGGTATTGCCAATTCTTAGCGACACCGGAATTGATGTCATTGTTCCCGCGCTGCATGTCAATGCCTTCATCCGCGAACAGCTTGGCGACGGTCTCGCCGACTGTCTGCGAGTTGCCGGTCTTGCGTCGAAACAAGTCAGGATCGGCAAAGATCGGCGTTGTGAGTTCTTCGTCGCTGATGTTATATAGGTTACGAATGCGTTTGATGGACTCGGCAGATTGTGCGACAGTTTGTTCACGAACGCGGAACCCGTCCATGAGGACAATATTGTTGTCGTCATCAGCGAAGAACAGTCCGTAGCAACTGTGTCGCATGAGGCCATGATCGTAGCCTTCGATCCACGTCGGTCGATACCCAGACATGCGCATCTCGCGCAGATACTCGAACGCTTCATCGCGTGCGATGCAATGCACAGCTTCATCGAATGTCGGATAGATCAGACCGGAGAGTGCACCCCAATGACCATAGACGAAGCGATCACGCATACTACCCGTGTAGGTGGACAACATCGTCTTGATGTAATCTTCGCCGACGTTATCCACGTTCTCGTATGTGCTGCCCTCGAACAACTCGACTACAGGTGTCGGTCGCCCGTTAGTGAGGACAGCCTTACTGTCCGCGTCCACTTGACAAATCAACTTCGGATTGATGAGGCCGCGCTTGTAATCGTGCAGCGGCTTAATGATCTCTCGATAGCACCAATTCCGTGTTGGATTGAGAGTGGCGATGAACCAACGTGGTCCGACCTTCGGCATAGATCGGTCATTTCCCTCGTATGTTGCTCCACCGCGCAACCGACCGATCAAGTCCATAAAGTCTTTGTGGCTGAACTCGGGGTCTTCCAACTGATCTACAACGATCCAGTCATAGGTGGCAGACAACAAGTTCGACTGTGCTTCTTCTTGGTCACGGCGACGCTGAGCTACATACCGGAAGTTAATCGTCGTGCCGTTCGTCAGGATGATTGTGTTATCATCTTTCGTGTAGAGGCGCTTGATCCAGTGACGCGGGCACCATTGCATAAACTCACGACGGATCGTGTCGTTCAGCTTTGGATACGTGCTGCGAGCGATGAGACCATTGCAACCGGGATATTCGATCGCGAGTTTCAGCGCCTTCACGCAGGCGGCGGCGGTCTTACCGTTGCCGTAACCGCCGCCGATGACTTGTATCTTCGCACGTGATTGATGGAACCGGTCGTGCATTCCACCTTCAGTGATGCGATAGCGTTTGTTAGCCACTGATGCACCACTTTCGTGCACGCGAGCGCCCGGTCGAGCCGTTGATCAGTGTCTCGACCTGACCGTGTATCCACTCGTGCGATGCAGCAGCAGCAGTGACGCCGACAGACTTGGCCGCAGCGAGTGCACCTTCCGTGTATGACGGATACGAGATGTCATTGCCTGTGATCGCCAGCACGTTCGGATCGGTGAACGTGAAGTGATACCGTGAGTTCGTCAAATCCCACGAGTCCTTCCATGTTGCACACCACGGCGCAGTCTTCGCTGGTCGCAAGTTCTGTCGATACGGTGTGCTGATTGCACGCACCCAACCGGACTTGCCGTCAGTTCGACCGATCGTGTTCTTCGCTTTCCACTCGACGATGGGTTTCCAGTCAGCGAAGCCCATGCGAACTGCCCATGCGAAGATGACGAGTTCAAATTCCTCCATGTATGTCTGCGAGTATGTGCTTTGCGGTGCAGCCGGTGACTCGTCGTTGTCGCCGAATGACTTCTCAGTCGTGGCGAACAGTGGATACGGCGCGGCGGTGTTGTTGACGAAGCCGTTGAGCAACCAATCGCGGTTCTGGTTCATGTAGTTGACGAAGAACGACTTCGGCAGCATCCAGTCGGGCGTCACGTCAGGTGTTGTCTTCGCAGCCTGCATGACTGAGCGCAATGACCATGCATGCGCACGGATTGCGAACCAGATGTTGAACTCGCGACCATTCCACGGCTGTGAGATGATGGTGAACAACACGATGGCGTGCAGTTCCTCCACGTAGTATGGATCACCGGTCAACAACCACGGCAGATACGCAACTGCCGGGAAGTGTGCAGCGTCGCACTGGATTGTCGCAACGCGGTCGCCATTGTCAGGATTGAGTGCCCAGTCGGTCGGCAAGTATGGATTGGGTGAACCTGAGTTGTATTGCGATGCCTTCGGGTGTGTGACGAACGGATCGATCCATGCACCGGTTGCTTTGTCGCGCCAGTGTATCGGCAGTGTGCCACATGCTTCGCCTTGTGCGATGACGGTTGACAGGTTTGCACCATTGCAGATGTAGTCGCCCTGATACTCAGTCACCGGACCGATGTCTGGTCGCTCACCTGTGCCGGTCATTGAACCGGTGATGCCAGCGAGACCCATCGTCGTGTATGTATGCACTTGCGAGTGCGGTGTCTGCCGTGCGAGTTCTTCTTTGTAGTTCAGCAATAGCCCACGCGCAATGAGATCGGCCACGGTCTCGCGAACGGGGCGTGGTGACGAGAACCAACGCCACCGCGAGTAACCGTAGTGTTGTGGCACAGTTTCCTCATGCAGCACAGTGTCACCCTGCATGATCGTGACTTTGTAGTTCTTCAACACGCCGGGGTTCTTGCCGGACTCGATCGATGTGTTCTCGATGACGACTTCTTCACGCTTGCCGTCTACATCGGGCCGGATGTGCAGCAGGATGTTCGGCAGTGCGACATTCGCGAGTTGAATGCTGCGTTGCTCGAACTCGCCCTTCGGATCGACGTAGTTCTGTCGCACCGTGCCGACAAGTTCGTCATATTGCACGTCGAGTCCGTTGTATGCGATGCTGACTTTCAACGGCACACGCACGCCGGGTTCCGGGTTCGGATCGGGCGGATCAGGTGGTAACGGATCGACAGTTCCACCCTCAAGTGTAGACACACGTGCATCCAAGTCATCAATGTCGGTCTCAGCTTCGTCGATTGCTGTCTCTGCGACAGTCATGCGCTGTTCAAGTGCAGCAACACGTGCCGTGAGTTCTTGATCAGTCGTCGGTGGTTTCGCCATTCTGTCCTTACCTCGTCAGAGCGATCAGTTCTTCGTCAGGCATCGTGCGAGTCCATATCTTGGCACGACGAATGTAGCCATTCGGTTGCTGCACATTGGTATCTGTGCCAACAACAATGGTGCTTCGTGTCGTAGCAGGCAGCGCATAGCTATTCGCTAGACTCAACACGCCATCGAGCGCACCAGACTGTGCAGTTGGTGTAAATGAGAATGCAGCTTTGAATGGTCTACCAGTTGGGACCTCTCCCATCTGTTGGTTCAGTCCTAAATTCTCGAAGTATGCAAGTTGGTTGGCAGCCTGCACGATGAAACCAAGCTTACCAACTGTGCTGATTGCGAAGTATGTCGCGGGCTTCGACCACAGGCCCATCTGCATACCTTCGACGAACATGGTGCCTGTGAACATGGAGCCGAATGAACCAGCGGGCATAGTCAACAATTCTTTGATACGTGTCACAGCAGCGACGGTCGTAGGAATGTATGACGTAGCAAATGCACCAGCTTCTAACTGCGCAGACACAACAGAACCAGTCACAGTCAGTGTCAGTAAACCAGCCGTAGGTGTGAACGTCATCGTCACACGATTAGGCATTGCACCGACACCAACGAGCGTGCCCGTCGCTACACCACTAAGTGTGACAGTGCCTGTGCCATAGAATGACAGCGTGTATGCTGTAGCCGTGACAGTCACACTCTGTGTCACGAGTGTCGCAGCGTTCAGCAGTATGTTGATGCGTTGTTCCTCGATCAACAGACCGCGCAGCACATGTGTGACTGGATCGTATTCCCAACGTGCTACACCCGTCGCAGCAGTCTGCATCACACCAGCACTATCGAAGTATGTGGCTACAGACGCACGTGTGAATGTCATACCGGCGGGGAGTGTGCCCGGTTGCATGAAGTCAAGATCAAGTGCTTCACCTGCACCAGCAGTGAGCGATGCCATCTCATCCGGTGTCATCGCGTAGTCATACATCTGCATACGACGCACACGGGTGAAACCAGCAACAAATGAGTTGGTGATGTCCACTCGTTGATTGTTGATTATAAAGTCAGTTGGATACAGACTCGGGCCGGAGTTGTATGATGTCTCACCGATGATGCCATTCACTACGATCGTGCGCTTCGCCATGTCGATTGCATACGCGACCTTGAAGATCGTGTTCAGTGGTTGGTCGGCCTGTGCTTGGTAGATGCCACCGTAGTTGACATTGTTGTTGTGTCGTTCACCAGTAATGCGCATTCCGACGCCCGTGTTGCCATCCGTCAGTGGTGCGTATAGTTGTTCACGCTCGCCTGGGCTATTAAACACACTCGCTAACACACAACTTGCTGCACGACCAGTGATCATGCCTTCGTAGAGATACGTGTGCTGGTCTGCATTATACCAATTCGCGGCCTTCATATACAATGATTCAGTGCCACGTGAGCCTGTGTTACCGGCCTGTATGAATGAAGACGCATCTAAATTGACACCTGGCACAGCAGAGTTCGGGCCAAGATTCTCCATCTGCCACCAATTCAATGTGCCAGTGAGTGTGACATTGACATTGCCATTCGCACTGCCAACGATGTTGAACTTGATCGGATTGCCGTATGTCGCTGTGTCACCAGCATCGAAGATAGGGATTGCTGTTCCTGCGGTAACACGTGCGCTGCCTGATCCGTTCACAAACAGAATGTAGCCCTGATTGTTGGCGAGTGTTGCAGTCAGCCGTGTCCCAGGTATGTTAGATTGACCAATATACTGCGTCCTGCCTTGCTCCAACCAAACCCCCTGCGGACTCGTGCGCGGGATGATTGCAGCAGGCCCCATGCCATACGTGTTGAATGGCGCACCACTTGCATCGGTGATACTTGCGTCTGTCGTTGTAATCTGTGCAGATGTGTTGCCTTTGTAGAATGACAGCCTACGTGGAATGGTCGGTTGCTTCAGATCGAAGTCAAACACCGGTGGATCACGGAAGTAGCCTGCCGATGTGATCTGTTGTATCTGTATCTCAGACAGATGATGTGACCAATACCGGAAGTTGCGCAGAATGCCGTTGATTGGCGGCGGGCCACCACCGGACATGATTGCGAGTGTCGTTAGTGCAGTCGGTCGTGGTCCTGGATTGTAACTCGTGCCGACGACACCATTGAGTGCACTGCATAGATATTCTGCACTGACTGTGACTGCTGCACGTGTGACCGAGAATACCGGTGCGGTGTATGGCACTTGCGAGTAACCAGGCATGTTACCGGCGCTGTCCATCACCGTCGAGATCAGTCGTGGTGCTACAACATCCATCCACATCTGATCAGCATCAAGTGCTGAACCAAGTGGGTTTGATCCAGCCATGAAGATGCGACCATTGTTATTTGGCGCACCACTCAGCATGAACTCAACGAGGTATGTGCCTTCTGCTAAGTTGAGCGATGCACCGGAGCATGACAACTGCTCGACCGCGCGTGATACGGCAATGCCAGTTGTCGGGATGTAGCTACTCGGCGATGTGCCACCTTCGACTTGCACACGGAGCACAGGTGCAGTGCATGTAACTGTGATTGTGCCAGCAGTCGTAATGACCAGCGACAAGAAGTTACCGGCTGTTGCACTACCAAATCCTGTGCCAACTGCACTACCCGCAGCAGCAACGACCGAACCAGTGCCCAACATCCACACAATGTATGGACCGAGTGCAACAGTGATCGTCTGTGTGACCGGTGCGTCACTGTTCAAGAAGATGTTCGTTCGTCCAGGCTCGATCAACATGCCGAATGCCGTGAAGCGCGGCAAGTTCGCAGCGTATGTCGTGTATGTCGTGACAGTCGAGCCGTCGAGATACGTGCAATTGGTCGCATTCGCACTCGCACGCGTGAGTGTCCATCCGGCCGGCAATGAAGTCAGGAATGACTCCGAAGATGTCGGTGGTGGCGCGTCAACACCGTATTCATCCCATTCAGTAGGACACGGCATGCGACCAACAAGTCCTGGACGGTATAACATCAGTCGTTCGCCAACTCTGTGATGTAGAGAAACCCGCCGGCTACGTCCTGAATTGCGCGGACTTGTTCACCCGGGCGCACCCAGAAGTATTCGGGTAGGTTGGCGGGCATGAACATGGCAGGTGAGAGTTGTCGAACAGTCGTTGGTGGCGGATTGCCGAACGATACCCAACATGCGACAGTCGAGACGAGTCGGATGTGCAGTGTCAGTTGTGGCACGAAGCCTGCGGTGCCATCCTCACCGTAGTATGTCGGCTGACCATCCGTCTGCTGCAACACGCTGAACGGTGCGGATGTGTTAGCTGCTGCACCGACCGTGACAACCTGCGTGAGATACGGTCGTGCTGCCTGCACGATGTTGCCGTAGCGGTCTTGCTTAACTGTCATCGGGCAACTCCATTTCGATCACTGGTGCAACTTCGTCTTTGTTCTTCCGAACGACCTCAATTACGAGGCCACCTTCCATCCTGTGTCGGTGTTCTACGATGTCCACCGGTCGATGTCCTGCGCGATCAAGGAAATCTTTCGCTGCGCCGACTTTTTCCGACCGCGATCCGTTGTGAAGTGCATCGACGAGGACATTCGCTGCCGTCTTCGCATGTTGCTGGAAGATGTCGCGGACATTGTCTGTCTGTGCGTCGAGGACAGACTGACAAACGGCGTCGAACATGAGTTGGTAGGTCTCACTTGACCGGACGCGGTCGAGTTGTGCGTCGGTGATGCCAAGTGCCTGACCAATCTCGTAATCATCAAGTCCAAATAACGTGTATGAGATAATGACACTGCATGCGTTGGCGTTGCGGATGTTGTCGGGGATGTCGGCGATGTGTCGCTTCGTTCGGATGAATAACTCGCCGGCTTGTGTGCCGACTGTGCTCTCTGGGCTTTCTTGCGTCGTCGATGCAATTGTGCCACCTGGCGTGCGAACGTGTCCTCCCGGAAATACGAGTTTACCGTTGGCCAGTCGCAGTGGGGTAACGTTGTCCGGTGTTTGGTCATTCGGTGGCTCGTCGCTCATTCTTTTCTCTCGCCTACTTTGCCTCTGCGTTGTTGAATAACTTCGGCCATCGTCACAGGCGGTTTCGATGCACGCGCACCGCGGTTTGCACCTGTTGCTGTGTTCTTTGACACCTCACGCACGGGAACGAGGTTCTCGTTCTCGTTTGGTCGTGCTGTATCGGTTGGACGACCTTGCGAAATGTTGACTGTGCGTGGAACACTTGTCGGTGGCGGAACAGGCGATGCAGGTGCAGGTGCTGGCATCGGTGGTGCACCGGGGATGTTGAGTGGTTCACCGTGCAATAGTTGATTGAGCCAATACTCAGCAGGGATCGGTGTCGATGGTCCACTCGCTGGTGCTTGCATTGTTGCACCACGTGGATTGACGAACCTCGTCGGCATCGGTTGTGGCACAGGTGATGCGGGTGCGGCTGCATTCGCAGGCATCGTGTTCGGTTGCATGATGATTGGCGAAGTTTGTCCAGGAGTCGGGATCATCGATGCAGGTGCGACACTACCGAGCGGCATCGTCGGATTGCCGAGTGTCACATTCGATAAATCAGTCGCACTCGGCACAGCATTCATCAGTGGTGCTTGTGTCGGTTGCACAGGTGATGGACCAGCAGGTGGCACGTTCTCAGTCTGACCTGTTCCCATCGTAACATTCGGTGTGATCGGTTGCTGCGGCCGTGCGATGTTACCGCCGCCAGCACCACTCGTGTTGCCTGACATGAACGGTTGCGGCGGAACACTGACAGGTGCTTCGACAGGCGTATCGGCAGGAATGTTGAACGGATTTTCTTCTGGTGGTGCATTCGGTCGTGACTGTTGTGCAGTCGGCACTGATTGTGTCGGCGCACCCATCGGTTTGTTGTTCCACGGGGACTGTTGCGTGCGTGATTGTGGTGTGCCGAACGGTTTGATACCGGGTTCACCCGTCGGTGGCATCGGTGATTTGCCTGCTGGTGCACGACGCGGTTGCGATACATTCGGTCTACCGCCGGCACCAGTCGCAGGTTGTGTCCACGGACTCGGTTGTGCAGATGGTTGCGGTGCACCAGTGCGCATGTTCGGCGGCGGTGTCGTCGGCGGTGCAGAACCGGGTGGCGGTGCGTTCTCAATGATCGCCCGTGCAATGCCGGGGAGATTGCGCATCAACAATGACGGAATGGATGCCGTGCCTGCAAGTCCACCGGCGATGTTGCCAGCAGTCTGCATATCTTCCTTCGCGAAGTATCCAGGCGCAGTCAGCGTGTTCCACATTGCCTCGGGTGATGTGCGTGATGCATAGATGTCACGACCAGCACGGAGCAATCCATTCAAGAACCCACCTTCGCCATACTCAGGATGCATTGCACGCATTTCTTCGCGCGTAGCGACTTCTCGACGGAGTGGATCAGGTGGAAATGCTGTGCCTTCGTAGCTACTCATGTCAGATACGTTCGGGTCTGTTTGTCCACCGCCAGTGTATGAAGTCGGAGGACGCATCGGTGCTTGCGGTGCCGGTGTTCCACCGAGTGCGTTCTTCACTGTGTTCACAACACTCATGATCGCACTTGTGCCACCGTCGTCTACTGCACCTACATTCGGTGTAGCTGGTTGCTGCAACTTGCTAACATCACCACGTAATTGCGGTGACGGCTCAGCAGGACCATTCATCGTTGGCAATTGCGGCGCTGACTGTGGTTGTGCAACTGCCGGCGAACCCTGCCGCGCCTGCGGCGCTGTTTGTGTTGTGTCGTAACTTGTTGCACGACCAGCAGCCGGTTGCATCGCTTTGTCGAGTGCACTGCTCAACGGTGTAGCCGGTGTCTTCGGCGGCATTGCAACTTCATTGAGTGCACCGACCGAACCAGTTTGCATCTGCGGACGACTTACTGCGGTAAGTGGTCGAGCACGCGGTGGTGCCGGTGGCGGACTCGCAACTCCCGGATCACCATACGAGCTAATCGGCTCCATTGCACGAAGGCTACTATTCTGGGTATCCAACATTCCGGGGTTGATCTGAAGACCCCTCAATACTTCGCTGATATTGGGTCCGGTCGGCTCGCGATTGAGGCCCCGCAGGTAATTGGCGATCTGGGTCTGTGTTTCGGACATCGATTACTCCTTCACGCCAACTACTGCGAGCGAAACGACTCAGAAATACTGCGACACGCTGATCTGAGCCTTCGAGCCGCCGCCGATTGTGCTGATGTCGGCAGGATATGCTGCTGGGCCATGTGTTCTGTTGAGCAGTGCAGAGAGATTGTTGTCGTCGGTGACTGTATTGGTGCGATTGATGTAATTGACCGACTCGATTGGCACAATGCCACCAAGGTTCGCACCCGGAACGTTGGTGGGGGCACCAACAATTGGTGCGACGGGGTCGAGACCGGTCTGTGCCTTGACCCGCTTGAACGATTTGGTAACAACTGCGCCGGGGACAGCACCGATCATGCTGATGAGCAGTAGTCGGATGGCTTGATTGGACTTGCCCTGGAATAGATTGGCAATTCGATTGTCATCTTGTGTCAGTCCATTGAACTCGACACGACCACTTGTGTTCGAGAGCACTGGATTGGGATTTGGTGCTGCAAGTGTAGACGGAACACCGCCGAGTGTCGGCGTCCATCCTGTGAATGCAGGTCCGTAGACATTGTTGAGACCAGCGGTGCCATAGCGAGCCATTTTGCGACTCCATGTGTGCGAGCATGCACACTGAGCGGATACTTGCAATGTGTCAAGCTAATACAGCATGCGTATATACAAATGTAGGGCCACACCATGTGGGGACTAGGGGGGTGGGGCTTGACACAATGTATTGACACCATACACATACATACAATGCATACATACATACATACAATGCAACACACCG